CTGCATGTCAGTCCCTTGAAGAGACTCCGTTGAACCGCAAAGATGCTCACCTTGAGACTTTTGTGAAGTGCGAAAAGATTAACTTCTCAAGGAAGCCTGATCCGGCCCCTAGGGTTATACAACCACGCAAGCCTCGCTTCGGTGTGGAGTTTGGCAGGTACATAAAAGCGTTAGAGCATCCACTCTACAAACGAATAGGACAACGCTTTTATCGCCACCCTTGCATTGCCAAAGGCTTCAATGCTCTCGAGACGGCAAGGTTGATACGAGAGAAGTGGGACAAGTTCACCGACCCAGTGTGTGTTGGAATGGACGCCTCCAGGTTTGACCAGCACGTAAGTGTTGAAGCCCTGGAGTGGACTCACCGTGTCTACTGCGCCTTTTTCTCAAATGATGCCTATCTCCGATCCCTCTGCGCTATGCTTATTGAGAATAAGGGAATGGCCTACGCAAAGGACGGAGCGTTCAAGTACTCAGTTACTGGACGAAGAATGAGTGGTGACATGGACACTGCTCTCGGCAATTGCTTGCTGATGTGTGCGATGACCTGGTCATACTGCCGCACCCGTGGCATTCGGCACCATGTCATGAATAATGGTGATGACATCATCGTCATTATGGAGCGACGAGACTTGCGGAACTTCCAATCTGATGTAGTTGCATACTTTAAGGGATTGGGGTTCACCATGGAAGTCGAGCAGCCAGTCGACGTCTTCGAGAAGATCGAATTCTGCCAAACCCACCCAGTGTGGAATGGAGAGAGTTGGGTCATGTGCAGAGGGCCTATTGGATTTTCTAAGGACCTTTGTTGCACCATCGGGACGAACGACATCCGACCTTGGTTGGGGGCTGTGGGAGAATGCGGCATGGCATTGTCATCTGGACTGCCTTGCCTACAAGAAGGCTATACATGGATGGTTGGAAACGGCGTGACCAGTAACGCCAAGGCACACCCTGCATATGCGTGCGGCATGAGTAGAATGGCTGTTGGAATGGAACCTAAGTGGAGGGAGGTGAGTCAGGCTGCTCGGTATTCATTCTACCTGGCCTTTGGCATCTTGCCAGACCAGCAGGTGAATATCGAGAACGAGTACAGGAGGCTTGGCCGGGTAGGTGAAATTCAAACAACGCCAAAAACCAAAGATGAGCTGCACGACATGCACAGTGCCTGGTGGGAGCCCTATGGCGCCGAATAACCAGGGGAAGAGACGGACCACACGTAGGCGGCGAAGGCAGCGTTTGCGTGTGAGGAATGATACTGGCTTAACTAGGTCCAGATTTGGTTCTGCACTAAACGGAGCCTCACCCACTGATGTACTTACCTTTGCCATTGAAGCCTCTGACGAGGGGTGGACTAACTCTCGATGGGTTATTCCACTTTATGACTTCCTCGGAACTCCGCGTTTGTTGAGTACCGATCATGGTCGCCTCGAAAGTGGTCTTTCTGGAATAGGTCGGATGCCGCAGTTGACAGACCGCATAGTAGC